TTTTGTCAGGGACACACACAAAATGACTAACGGTCAGTTTTGTCAGGGACACACACAAAATGACTAACGGTCAGTTTTGTCAGGGACACACAAAATGACCAACAGTCAGTTTTCACCCGCCGTCCACGTCGCTCTGCTCCGCTCCGTGGACGGAACTTGGTGTAACACGTTACCACGTCACAGCACGACGATAAACAGTCCGAAAAATATTTTCAAAAAACTTTGAAAAACCTATTGACATTTCTTCAAACATGTGTTAAGATATATACGTAATCAAGAAGAACACAAGTTGCAACGAAGTTTCAGACGATTACAAAAGAATATTCAAGAAAGGCAAAAAAACTCCTTTCTGCGTAATTTCATTGTCAGTTTCCATACTCTCCATATTATCTATTACAACAAATACTATTTGAAAGGACAAACAAAACTATGCTTACTAACACTATCATCAAATCTACAGACCTTAGCAAAATGGACAAGTACAACGTAATGAACTACAACAACGGTGAGAACCTTGAAAAGGCTATTAAAGAATTCGGGAAACTCGTTATCTCCTACCCGGACGCATGGGCAATGGTTCACACTGTGAATGACAACCCGAAGCCCGGTCAGGATAAGGAATATGACAAGCTTGTCATTATCGCAGATGGCATTCTGTATCATACTGGCTCCCAGTCGTTCACCCAGTCGTTCCTTGACATTGTGGGCACGTTCGACGCAAGCGACGGTATGGAAATCGAATGCTTTGCGAAGCCGTCCCAGAACTATAAAGGTCGTAACTTCCTCGGTTGCCGCCCTGTAGCAAAGGCAGGTGAATGATAGTGAAGTATATTCGTAGAACTGTTCAGACCACGACATACACTTACACGATTAACGAAAACGGTATTGAATATCACTTCACCGACGTTTGTGAGGGTGCTCCCACTCTCTACGCGTTGACTAAGAAGTTGCACCGCGACCACGACAATAAAGAAAAGGGCCGCGTTGTAACTTTCGTCAACATTGAGTCTATCGAAGAAAACCGCTACGAAATGTCCGTCAAGGATTTTATCGAGAACGCGGAACTCGTAGACCGTATCAAATAAACAATAAGATTTCTCCTTTCCTTAACTGCCGCTGACACGGCGGTAAACCTCCCGATTGAACCGATGACGAAAAAAAAAATTCGTCATCGGTTCTTTTTTATTTTTACACTTTATTATACCATAACGGTATTATTTTGTCAATAGAAAAGAGGGTAAAGTATGGCTAAAAAATCATCAAAAAAACTAACACCTAATCAAGCAGAATTTGAGCGTTTACTTACAAACGCAAAGCAACGCTTTAACCGTTATTTAAGAAAAGGCTATAAATCACAGTACAAGGCTAAAGATTTGTTTAGCGCTTTTGAACGTCCCGAAAGAATAACAAAGAAAATGCTCAATAAATTAAAGCAAGAACTTAAAGACATTACGGACACGGTGTTATATGCAGAAGCGCAAAACGGTGAAGCTATTTCGTTTACTGACATATCTAAAGCGGCAAGAGCGCAGTTTAACAAGTTAGGCTTTACGCAATTTACGGTTACAAGTTCAACGGGTGTTGAAAGCAATATAATTCTTTCAGTTAACCATGCACCCATAGCTAATATAAATGAAGCTGACCTTGCGTTCGCGCATTTTGTTGAATCGAATGCACGTTGGGTAACAGACAAAAAGAAACACGCAGGTATGGAATATATATTAGACGACCTAAAGGAAGAACGCAATCATCTGCAAAACCGTTATGGCAAAAATGAGGGTGACACCGTATTCGCGTACATGCTGAATGAAATCGGTGTTGCCGCCGGGACATTAACGTCACAGGAAGCGAACGACGTTAACGCGGCGGGACGTTGGCTGGGCAACTTTTACGAACACCGCGAAGCAGGTGTAGAAGAAATGATGAAACTAAATGAAGCGTTTGGAGACGTGCAAGCATGAATTATTACGTATGTGATTTTGAGACAAGCGTATACGACGGGCAAACCGACACGGAAGTTTGGGCGGCGGCATGTGTTAAAATACATACAGAAGATGTACTCGTTGTAAACTCAATAGGTAAATACTGGGAATGGGTAGAACAGTTAAAAGGCAAGAACATCGTGTACTTTCACAACGGCGCTTTTGACTTTTCTTACATTCTTGATTACCTATTGAAGCGCGACGACTACGCACAAGCAACCTACACGCCCGACGGCAAAGTTGAACACACTATGTTTTACGAAACAAATGACATGCAACCTAACACTTTTAAGTACAGCATATCCGACATGGGACAATGGTATACGATGACTGTTAAAACCCATAGAAGCCTTATAGAGTTTCGTGACAGTTACAAGCTTATCCCCCTCTCCGTCGCAGACATGGGAAAAAGCTTTAACACAAAACACCGCAAGAGTACGATTGAATACAAGGGTGAACGTCACGCAGGGTATAACATTACCCCTGATGAAGAACACTATATCAAGAACGACGTGCTTGTTGTAAAAGAAGCGATTGAATTTATGTTTGCAGACGGTCACAAGAAATTAACCATTGGCGCGTGTTGCATGAGTGAGTTTAAGTCCGGCTATAACCGTTTTGTTTATCAAGACATGTTCCCAAACCTTTACGACATTCCGCTTGACCCCGAGTGCTACGGCGCTACAAATGCAGATGAATACATACGCAAGGCATACCGTGGCGGGTGGTGTCACGTTGTGCAAGGCAAACAATGCAAGGTACATAAAAATGGTTTAACGCTTGACGTAAACTCCCTTTACCCGTCCATGATGCACAGTGACAGTGGTAACTATTACCCTATAGGTAAACCTGAATTTTTCAGTGGCGCAGAGGGTTTAAAGGCAGTAGAAGCGGAAAGACAGGAACTATTAAAGTCGCACAACCCTTTAGTAGGTCTGTATTACTACGTGCGTCTGCGTTGTCGTTTTAGACTAAAGGTTGGGTATCTCCCTTTTATACAGCTAAAGAAAAACCTGCATTACAGACAAAACGAAAGTTTAACCACGTCCGATGTATGGGACGAAAACCAAAAGCGCTACGTGTCCGAATGGGTAGACCAATGTGGCAAGAAGCATGACACGTATGTGACTATGACAATGACCATGACAGATTACGAACTGTTTAAAAAGCATTACATTGTAATTGACCCCAAAATTTTGGACGGATGTTATTTCGAAGCGCAACAAGGCATCTATGACAAATACTTAAACAAATATCGTGAAATGAAAATTAACGCTCCTAATAAGGGCATTAGAACCGTAGCAAAATTATACAGTAACAATCTATACGGAAAACAAGCGGCATCTACAATCAGTTCATACAAGGTGGCTATGCTTAAACCTAACGGCGTGGTAGGTTTCTTTACGGTTGCCGAAAACGAAAAGACACCGGGATACATTGCATGTGGCGCGGCGATTACCAGTTACGCACGAAACTTTACAATTACTGCCGCACAGCAGAATTACTACGGTGCCAATAACCCCGGCTTTATCTACGCAGACACAGACAGCTTGCATCTCGACTTACCGTTAGACAAGATAAAAGGTGTCACGCTACACCCGCGAAATTATTGTTGCTGGAAGAATGAAACAAACTGGGACGTTGGATTTTTCACGCGTCAGAAAACTTACATTGAACACGTAACACATGAGGACGGCGAACCGATTGAAACCCCACATTATATAGTGACATGCGCGGGTGCAAACAAAACCGTAAAACAACTGTTTATACATTCCGTAGAACAGGACTACGACACAGAGAAGAACCCAGAAAACTACACGCCCGAAGAACTTGAATTTGTCCGTGAACCTCGTAGCATATCCGACTTTGTACCCGGCATTATGATACCGGGCAAGCTTTCTCAAAAGCGCATTAAAGGTGGTGTTATCTTAGCTGACACAACATTTGAAATGCACTGAAAGTAAAATCCCTTAGAGCATGATAACTCTAAGGGATTTTGTTATTCTTAAACGCACGTCTACACAAAGGAATTGACCGTTCATAGCCTTGTCACGGCGGCATCTTTCAACCGTGTCACCCGTGCAGGTCGATGTGCAGAACGAACGCAGAATACAAGTTAGAACGAAAGCGCTTTTAATATTGCTTCTTTAGCTTGTAAGTCCTTGAACCGCATACAGCCGTGCTCAAAGTAATACCGAAGCTTTTGAATGAGTATAAAGTTACTTGATACCATAACATAATTTAATTTATGGTCGGCGGTATCAACCGTAATTTTGAGCGGGTATTGATAATCGACGCTTTTGTCACAGAACACTATACCTAATTCTGGGTACTCACGAACACCATAGTCTATACCCGCATAGCGTATGGTTGCGACATATTTTCCGCGTCCCGTCGGCGTATCGACAAAGGATAAATCATCTTGTAAATACACACCCTCGGCGCTATACGCGATATAATCGCTCGAGCCGAATGCACGGTTGAAAGCGCTTGATTTTAAAGCTTTAGCCGCTGTTTCGTTGTAGCCCTGTTCCAGAACAAAGCCGTCACCACGCAAAAAATGCGTGTCTTTTTGAAGTCGTGTCGAAATATCCATTGCAACATAATACGGGTTAAGTATCGTTACAGGGTTAGAAATCATATATACGGGCACGTAGCGGGATTGCTTGCTACGTCCACGCGCAATAGAATTGTGAATAGAGATAAACTTTTCAACCTCTTTGTCGCAGTAGTGGTTCTGCTCGGATTGAAACTCGTCGAATATAATATTGTCAATGTCACTGAACAAATGTGAATTGCGCTTTAATTGGTCGGCTGAATTGATGGAAATTGCGTAGCCGCACGGTTCTTCGTTTAGGTACAACTCTTGGTATATGCCTTTCATCTTCTTTGCGGCGGTCATATCGTATTCGGGGAAGAATAATTCTTTTATATCCTTGAAGAACTTTTCGTCACAGCCGTCTAACTCATAGTTGAAGCGATACAGCAACGCGAACTTTTCTCCACGTTTGATAAACCGATTGACAACAAGTCTATTAAAATAGGTTGTTTTACCCGCGCTACGGTTAGAGGTACACATGAAGACCTCAGGTGTTTTGCCGTTTAGATCCTTTAATGACAATAGCTTTGTTCCGTCGTAATAATTCAATTTTGGCATTATATTTCAACTCCGTGTATTATTTTCTAATTAAATTATACCACAAGTATATTGACAAGTCAACCCTTATGCGCTATACTATAAGTATAAAAGGTGGTAAATACAACAGAAAGGATTGAAACTTTATGGACGTAACCGCTATTGTTCAGGTTGTTTCCTCTCTTGGTTTCCCTATTGCCGTTTGCTTGATTTGCTTTTGGTATATCAACAAATTGGAGGAGACACACCGAAACGAAGTACAGAAGCTAACAGATGCACTCAATAATAACACGCTCATCATGCAAAAGCTTTGCGACAAGATGGGTGTCGAGAAAGAGGGTGACGAGTAATGGGAGTACCTGCGGAACCAAAAAACTATTCCGTCTACAGTATTCAAACCGTTTACAGTTTGTATGAGGACGCAGACAAAGAGCATAGAGAGGGTGTACCTATAATACATTGTAAAAATGTAATTAAGATACCTATTGCCGAACCCGTTGCACAGAAAATTGGAATTGACACCTATACCGCCATACCTTGTATAGCGTATGTTTTCGCAAATGGTGTGATATTCCCTTTAAAAATTTTTATCGAAACTAACGAGGGCGTTACAGTGGAACCTATTCGTGTAAAGGCTCCCTTAGTTCAGTACAACGAGGCTTTTTTACTAACCCTCCCACGAGGGACAACGGGTATTAAAAAAGCATATATAAGAAGCCGGGTCGGGAATCGTATTATTCAAAACGATTTGGTGTTTGACATCATGGAAGCGCCTTATAATTATGAAAATTATTTGCTTGCACTAAATCATACCGAATTTGTAGATTTTAAAGATTACGCACTTAGCAGAATAAACAAGTCAGAGGTTGCGACGTCAAAACTTGGTACAGAAATAAATAATCTCAAAGCAAGAGTTGCAACCCTCGAAAACAAGGTAGGTGGATAACAATGTGCGCAAAAATCTTTTCAAATGGTGTCGACCTCTCCGAACATCAAGGCACAGTCAACTTTGACAAACTCAAAGCCTCCGGCATTGACTTCGTTCTTCTCCGCGCCGGTTACGGCAGTGCAAACCGATACCCCGAACAGTACGACGCAAGGTTCGAGGAATATTACAAAAAAGCGAAAGCCGCAGGGCTTGGTGTGGGTGCATATTGGTACAGCTACGCAGAAAACGCCGACATGGCGGCAGACGAAGCCGCAAGCTTTATCAAAGCTTTAAAGGGAAAACAGTTTGACTACCCGGTATATATCGACATGGAGGAAGACGGCATTGCAAGAAAGCTTGGTAAAACAAAATACAGTGACATCGCGGCTAAAATACTCAGCACAGTGGAAAGCAACGGCTACTGGGTAGGGATTTACGCCTCTTTGTATTACCTTTCAGACCGTCTTGACATGACAAAATTGTCAAGGTACGCCGTTTGGTGTGCCCAGTGGAACGACGTTTGTCAATACGAAAACGCGGGTATCTGGCAGTACACAAACAGTCACACCGTAAACGGTGTCTCGGGTAAAGTGGACGCGGACTACGCGTATTATGACTACCCGTCACAGATCAAAGCAAAAGGGCTAAATGGCTACAAAAAGAAAAGTGACAACAAGGATTTAATCCGAACGAAGCTTGAACAGATTGAAGTTCTTGCAAATGAAATTGAAAGCTTGATTTAACATGGCAACCTATAAGCAATGTATAACAGACCAAAAGACAATCTATGAAAGCGCGGGTTATCCGTACTACGACGGCGGCGGTGAACATGGCGGCATTGATACCGTGCATGACAACTACAAAGCGTATGCACCTTTAGCCGGAAAGGTTGTATGGGCGCAGGTGTGGGACGGCAGTACCATAACGGGGAACATGTCGTGGGGCAACATGATACTTGTGGAGTTCGAACCAAACAAGTATTGGCTTGCGGCACACTTTGCGTCACAGATTTGGTCTGAGGGTGACAGCATTGCACAAGGTCAGTTTATCGGGACGCAAGGTCAGACGGGCAACGTCACTGGTACACACACCCACTGGGAATACTGGGACGGTGGACAAACAACCGCTTACAGAAAAGATCCGTCAAGCATCTTGCGTATTCCGAATGGTGTAGGCACGTATAACGTTACGTGGGACGCAAGCACACCGCAACCGAAACCACCTTTACCCGACGCGACATGGCACGCAAAAAACTTGTACGGTTACTCCCGTGAGAGTTCAGAAGCGCAAGACAACGCTATCATGATTTACAAGGCTTTGGTGCAATCACTCGGGTGGACATTAAACGCCGTTTCTGCCGTCCTTGGTAACATGGAATGGGAGAGCGGGTACAATCCGTGGCGGTGGGGTTGGGATGAACCCCTCCCGTCAACGGATTATAGAAAGGACGATATTGGTTATGGCTTGGTACAGTTTACTCCGCCTCAAAAGTATATTGACGCAGATATTGCAAAGTCGTCCCCCGGGTATGCGCCACACTTTAGCGATGTGACGGGCAGTCCCGATGATGGTACAGCGCAATGTTACTTTTTGAGTAACGCTACAAACCTGTGGTATCCTGTTAGTCCGTATAACATGAGTTACGCGGAATTTAAAGCGTCTACGCAGTCTCCCGAATACCTTGCAAGCGTGTTTCTGGACACATACGAACGCCCGGCAGACCCGGAAGCAACACGCGCAGACCGTCAAAAGGCGGCGCGATATTGGTATAACTACCTTGGACAATATGACCCCGATACACCACCAACACCACCAACACCAACTAAACGAAAATCCATGCCTATATGGATGATGTGCCTTGGCTACAGAAAGAGAATGATTTAAAATGGCAGTAAAGAAACTTGAAGAATTTAAAGAAATTTTCGCGTCGGGTGACTTTACACCTGATAGAATGTTAGAAATTGCCGAAGACGTTGCGGACACGTTTAACGATTTTAGCACCAGACTGACCGCGGCAGAGGCAGCAACAGCAAAAAAGGATAAAGAATGGCGCGAAAAATATACAAGCCGTTTCTTTGAGGGCAAACCAGAGGGCAGTAAACCCGACGAACCCGCAACGCAGCCCCCGTATGGGGTAGATGCAACCGAACGTGCAGAGCAAATCACGTTCAACGATTTATTCAAATAAGAAAGGATGATTTTCAATGGCAACTAAGCCGAAAGTTAGAACACTGACAAACAGTTCCGCAGACGTTTTGAATGCAATCCGCAATTCCGCGTCTATCAATTACCGTAACTATGTCCCGGTTGTGACCCCGGACGCAGACAGCATCCGCGAAATTGGCGCAATCATCATGGACATGCCCGCGCTCCAGAATGAGTTTCTTTCCGCGCTCGTGAACCGTATCGGCAAAGTCATTATCACGTCTAAGTCCTACTCTAACCCGTGGGCAATGTTTAAGAAAGGCTTCCTTGACTTTGGCGAAACGGTTGAAGAAGTGTTCGTGGCTATGGCGCGTCCATTCCAGTATGACCCGGCAGTCGCGGAAAACGAACTCTTCAAACGTGAAATCCCGGACGTGCAGTCCGCGTTCCATGTCATGAACTTCCAGAAGTTCTACAAGACCACAACAGAGGAACAGGACTTGCGCCTTGCGTTCCTCTCTGAAGACGGTGTGTATAACCTCGTTGCGAAGATTACGGAACAGCTTTACACCGCTATGGAAAATGACGAATTCCTCGTCATGAAGTACATGCTTGCGCGTAACCTCTCCCGTGGTCAGATTAGCGTTCAGACAATCAATACAAGCAACATTGATGACGCAACCGTTGCAATGCGTAAAGCGTCCAATGACCTGCTGTTTATGTCGGACGAATACAACCTTGCTGGCGTGACCACGCATACACTGCGTGATGACCAGTATATCATTATCAACACCGCGTTCGATGCAACCCAGAGTGTTAAAAACCTTGCACGTGCGTTCAACATGTCCGAAGCCGAACTTCTCGGTCATATCGTTCTTGTCGATGGTTTCGGCAAACTCAATGTAAAGCGCCTTGCGGAACTCTTTAAGGGTGACCCGAACTACTATGAGTACAGATCGGACGAACTGGAAGCACTCAACGAAATTCCTGCCGTCCTTGTTGACCGTGACTATTTCGTGATTTATGACAAGCTCCAGCAGTTCCGCGACCTTGAGAACGTACAGGGCCTTTACTGGAACCACTATCTCCATGTATGGAAGCTGTTCAGCGTGTCCCCGTTCGCAAACGCTATCGCGTTTATCCCGAACACCCCGACCGTCACAGGCGTTACGGTGTCCCCGGCTACGGCTACGGTGTCCGCAGGTCAGGTGCTTACTTTGACCGCGAAAGTCGCAACGACCAATTTTGCGCCGCAGGCGGTTACGTGGACAAGTGACAACCCGCTCGTTACGGTGTCTGCGTCTGGCGTGGTTAAGGTTGACCCGACTGCAATCGGCACGGCTAACATCACTGCAACCTCTAAGTTCGACACCACAAAGATCGGAACTTGCGTAATTAACGTACAGTAAACTAATTCAATGTAAGTCAAAGCCCTCTGGTAACAGAGGGTTAAGACTTATATAAGAGGTGTATAATATTATGTACATTGTGCCAAACAGCACCGTATATATTTTAAGTGGTATTCCAATCAATAAGAACTATCAGCACACAATTTATTTTGATGATGCTAACGCGCAGTATAATTATTTTAAAAAGCATGTAAAAAAGACCTTTACGGGCGTTTCGTATCAGCGTGAAAAACGCGGGTGGATGCGTGTGGAGTGTTCCGCAGATGAATTGTATAATTGTAATTATATCATGTACCAGAACACCGCCTATAACAACAAGTGGTTTTACGCGTTTATTGACAGCGTAGAGTTTGTCAATAACGTCACATGTGAAGTAACATTCACCCTTGATGTTATGCAGACATGGTTTTTTGATTACACGTTACAAGCTTGTTTTGTTGACCGCGAACATGTTGCAGATGATACGATTTTCACCCACACAGTTCCCGAAAATATCGGTTATGGTGAACCTATTGTAAATAAAGTACAATGGGAAGACAACGTTTTATTTTCACCAAAAGGCGTTATCTATACGGCTTCTGAACCGTCAAACGCACTTGGAAGTGAAACGAAGTCACAAACTAATGCTTACGGCGTTCCTTGTAATATGTATATTGGGTGTAGCAAGCAGGTTAAATCAAACGAACAAGTTACGGGTGTTGATAATATGGGTGTGATGAACGACCTTTCTTATTATCTTGCATCGGGAAAACAGTCTGCCCTACAGTCTGTTTATACTTTACCTGTGTTTATGTGTGATACAAATATTACAATTAGTGTAAATGGTGGACAGCCGCCAAAAGAACCCGCAGAACTTGGCATACACGTACTACGAAACACAGATGATATAAACGGGTATAAACCACGAAACAAAAAACTTTTCTGTTACCCCTACAATTTTTTAAGGCTTTCCAATCAAAGCGGCGCGGTGCAGGATTATCGATTTGAAGACTTTCAGCAAAGTGATGCCGATAAACTTACAAATAGTGTTACTTTCAAGGCATACGGAACGGGTTTTAATAACCCACAAGTAGTTATTGTGCCCCAAAAATATAAATTCAAAGACGAATTTTTTGATGAAGCTATTACAATATCAGGTTATCCGATGCTCCCATACTTGGGTGACGCTCTTGCCGCGTATTTGGCTTTAAACTCTAACAGCTTAGTGTATCAACGGTCAACGCCTATTTACAATGCTGTCAAAGGTGCTGTGGGCGGTGTGACAAACGCGGCGGCGGGTATCGCTACAGGTAACGTTGCATTAGCTTTGTCGGGTGCGGCTTCTGTTTTGGGTACGGGCGTAACTACAACTATAGATAGTATGCAAATTGAGGCGGAACAGTTAGCAAAGCAAGCGGACTTGGCGGAAGTTCCTGACACAGCATACGGATTGAGTAATGCGACAAGCGTTATAGCGGCTACAGATAATTTACGACCCACCTTTTACAGCATGTGTTGTAAAGCCGAGTATGCTAAAATCATTGACGGCTATTTTGACAGATGGGGGTATAAGTGCAACGAAGTTAAAATTCCGAACAGAAATGTTCGCCCACACTGGACATATACCAGAACTAACGCTTGCACGATTAACGCAAATTGTCCCGGAGATGATGAAGAAATGATTTGTAATATCTATAACAATGGTATTACGTTCTGGCGCAATGGCGATGAAGTCGGCAATTATACGCTCGACAATTCGATATAAAGAGGTGATAGAACATGGCAAGTAGTTTGAGGTCAAAGCATTACGGCGGTACGCAAGACCGCATGTTTTGGAGTACGGCTTTTGAAAACCGACTGAACAACGATTTGTACCTTTCAAGGCTCGTTGAACTTTCCGCGTCCATGTTTGACTGGACAGGTCTCCCCGAAACATGCGACGTGCGAACACTTGAACTTGCGCTTCTGGGCAACGGACGCGCGGTATTCTTCAAGGACGATGCACTCGACATGTACATGACACTCCCCGTAAACGTCAGTACCAGCGGCTACGACGTGTACGGACAGCCGTTGCAGTTTACGGCGCGTAGCTTGTATAACAACTACAGATACCCACTGACACAGAAAACAGGCGTGATGATTTATAACAATTATCTCCGTACTCCGTCTCTGATGCAGTTGGTATCATTCGCGGACAGGCTCGGAAAGATTGATGAAATCATCGATATAAATATCAACGCACAGAAAACCCCGATTTTGATTTTGGCAGATGAAAGCAAACGCTTGACGATGAAAAACTTGTACATGAAGTATGACGGAAATCAGCCGTTTATTTTTGGTGACAAGAATTTATCTATCAATGACTTTACAGTGCTAAAGACAGACGCGCCATACGTTGCAGACAAATTGTATGAAATCAAAACACAGATTTTCAATGAAGCTTTGACATATCTCGGTATTTCGAATACGTCCTTGCAGAAAAAAGAGCGCTTGATTACAGATGAAGTATCACGTAACATGGGCGGCACTATTGCGGCAAGATATAACCGCTTGAATGAGCGGCAAAAAGCTTGCGAAAAAATCAATAGTCTGTTCAATCTGAATGTATGGTGTGAGTACAAGGAAGACTACGATGACCGTCTGATTTTGGAAGACGCTGATGACGTGATGTATCAGAAGCAGACCGAAGAAAAGGAAAGAAAGGAAGAAGACAGTGAGTAAATTTACAACAGAAGTTCGTTGGATTTGCGAAAGTTTTGTTCCAGAATTGAACTGGCAAGGTGAGTACGAACACAGCGGCTATGGTGACGTTGAGAAAGCTTTGCAAGCCGGTTATGAACACATTTTCGACTTTGATTTTCCTATCTGGAAAGAAAGTTATCGTGAACACCTGTGCAAACTTATCCTACTCCACTATTATACGCGTGAAATAGCGTATGAAACGTATGCGCTTTGGAAACTGCATCTTCGGGAGCGGCTTGTCGCGATTATGCCGAAATATAACATGCTGTACAAGCAAGAGGAACTTGCGAACCCGTTTGATAATATCAAACATACTACAGTAGGCGAAGACACGACACACACTGCTGACAACGGCACATCACATGGCGAAAGTCAAAGCACAGGTTGGAACAAGTTTAACGAAACTCCGCAAGGTGGTATTGAGGGGTTAGACACAGATAAGTATTTGACAAACGCAACAAAGACAACGAGCGAAGCTTCAACCGACGGCACAGCACAAAGCACACAGGACGGTAAACGCAACACGGAGTATACTTATACAGGGCGTAGCAGTGGAGACGCGTATTTCTCCGAAATGACTAAGATGTACAAGAATTATGAAAGTGTTGACAACATGGTATTGCACGAACTGGAAGATTTATTCTTTGGTTTGTGGGAATAAAGGAGGTACAGTATGCCGAACGATAATAATTTTACACCCGCAAAATTTGACCCGATCTTGCAAAAATATGACGGTATTCCGTATTTGCGCTTTTGGTGTCAAAAGGTTCTCCCGGCGGTCTACGATCAGAGCTTGAGTTACTATGAGGTACTGTGTAAGCTTGCGGCGTTCCTTAACAAGATGCTTGAGGAACTCGAAAAGATGCAGGATAACATTGACGCTTTGCATAAAGCGTACAAAGACTTGCAAGACTGGGTGAACGCTGAAATCGCAAGGTTTGAAGCGCACATGGAACAGCACTTCGACGACCTTACGCAAGAGCTCTGGAACAAGTTCGAACAGTATAAAAATAATACAAACACTACCTTACAGCAGTGGTTTAACGACTACACTACAAATACTACAAATAATTTAAACAAAAAGTTTGAAGAATTTGTGACCAATGCTAACACGCGCATTGACCAGATGTTCAACACGTACACCTCGAATACGAATAACGAGTTCAACACGTGGAAAAATGATTTTACGAACCAGTATAACCAGTGGAAAAACGAAGTTGACGAACAGATTACGAACATCAATTCCAATATCAGCAATTTAACCAAACGCGTTACCGCGTTGGAAAACATGGTTAAAACATACCCTAACTTTAACTATATGTCATTCACCATGACGGGCACAAAATATTACAAAAAGACTATTTTGGATATGCTTTCTTTCCCGTCTGCCGGTGACAGTGCTATCATCTGTTACGGCGTATGCCGTGTGTTAGGGCAGGATAGTTCTGTTCCCGTGACGAGTTGCTGGCGTGAGCAGTTTACAATGTCGCTGGATGTAAAGCACCAAATTGCGTCCCTGCTTGGAGCTACAAATCAAAACTGTTTAAAGTTTGAGCTGATGCCGCGAACGTCCTACGTTTCCAGTAATGGTGACGTACTTAACGGCGCGCCTACCAATGACAAACTCATTTCGGGCTTGCTTTGGGTTCCGGGGCCGGGCACGAGTGATTCTGTTCTCAATGCTCAGCTGTTTTTCAAAAACAACAATTCCGTCCGTTTCGTTTCGGATAGCTCCGTGTTATTCTCTGCTATCGCTACACATCAGGTTAACCCGCCTGCATGGGATACAATCTCCGGTGAGTGGGCGTTGTAAATAATTTATAAAACAATAGCTCGAGTACCGTGTAGGTATTCGAGCCTTTGTTTTATTCTGCTATTTTAGCTAAAGCATCTATCAATTTCCAATATTCACAACAACCATTGTTTAATTCACAAAAATCACACCCCACCTCGTCAGTAGCGTCACAGCGGTATAGCGACGCTTTATATAGATAATGGTATAGTTTCTTTGCTTGTATGCTATTATCAAAATGTAAAGCATATTTCAAATCATTCATCTTTTTTATTTCCATTTTTAACCTCCCTTTGTTCGCTATAAACAATGTCATTAATATCATCCATCATTTGATGTGTATCGGAACAATATAACACCAATGGACAGTTTACACAGCCAAATTCATGCTCGAACAAATTGCAAGCGCACTCTAATGTTTCTTTCCAAACTTTTGCGCGTTTCGCAATTTCTTTAAAGCTAAAAATAAAGGCTATATCATCTATATTATTTACTTTTACACTCATTCTTGACCTCACAGTATTTCTGTATGATGACTTTTTCCGCTTGCTTTAAAGCGCTTGCTTGATAATCAAGCCATGTACCAAAACCCACGGGTTGTTTTGCACCCATTTGTAAACGCTTTAGCGTCGTAGGACTGCATGTCCGTCCCGCTATGCTGTAGCTGTCTGCAAGCGCCTTGCCGCAATAGCTGTATTCAATCCAGTTTAGGCAACCGTCAAGCAATTCGGTGTGCAATTCGGACAACGTGTCCGGCGCTTCTGTGTCGCCTAATCGGTTTAAAATGTCTATTGCGTATAGCTTCACGGCGCTTCTGTATGCGCCGCGCGGGGTGGTTTCATTTACTTTCTTGCGTATCTCGATGTAATTCAAGTGCTTCACGCTCCTTTATCGTATCGGTTTATCTCGTGCTGTATAAACTTTAGCAAGCAATTTGTTAATTCGCAAATGTAAGCGCATTCGCATTTATCACACCCGATAATGATACAGCTACGAGTTTCATATATTATCTTTTGTGCCTGGCGTACATAATGCCGCAATGCTTGCAAGTCCATATACGTCATAACTTCCACCACCTTTCTACTGTCTTTAACAACTTGTAATCGTTGTACGTGCGGTCAATCCATTCGAGCAACTGGGCAAGCCCTACAAGCAGTGTTCCTGCAACTATACTCAAGCATAACACGACAATCATAATGTTTGCACCACCCTATAAGCTAAATCTAAGCGTTTCGCTAATTTGTCAATTTCATCGCATGTCCGCGTTTAAAGTACGTCTAATTTGCCTAAAAAGCATTCGTCACAACGTGTATGACGTTGGCATATTTCATCTTTAATGTCCAACACCCTTATAATTTGTGCAATTTCAACCTGCGTTCGCGCTTCTCTTTTAATGTTCATCGTTGAACCGCCTTTCTGCTGTTAAATCTGTGATATAGCAAGCGCCCATCTGCCTTGCGGCTTTATGCGCTATGCGTTTTGCATGTGCCGCTGTCTTTGCGTATACAGGTATCTCAACTTTATATTTGCCTGTGTCCGGGTCTGTTACGGTCACTGTTACTAAATAACTGTTCATCTTCGTTTTCGTCCTTTCTCCAATTTGTGCCTATGCAACTATCTATTGCATGTACTGCAAAGGGTATTTCGGTTTCCTTGGCGTTATCTGCCCATGCGGGTTTTACAAGGTTTGCTTTGAATAGGTCTGTCCAGTTTGGTTTCATGGTTTTCACCTCCTTTTTATGACCTGCCTTATCAGCACGTGTAGGTCATCTCACGTGGACGGGCGTTGCGCCCGTTTCGGCTTAGATTTCAAATTCTTCCCCTGTTTCGTTGCGAAGCAGTTCGCAGTATGCTTCAAAAAATTCCTGCTCGCCGCCTTTTTCTTCCGTCCACTCGCTGTGCAACTTCTCGCGTAAATCGTCCCGCATATAGCTAACGATTAAATCGCGGTCGTAAAGGTTTCCGTTGAATTTGATTTTAACATTTTGCTTTTTTCATTTGTTTTGCTTCCTTTCCTTTTTGGTTCTTGCATTCACATTTTAATGCATTCATAGAGCGGCACTATATGTCCATGTACCTTAAAGAACGGACTGGCATTCCCGTTTGCGGTGTAATGAAGTTTGCAACGGTGAAAACTTTTCTTGCCGCGCCATGCACCCGTTACGCAGTACACATAATCGCATATGTCATTTTCAATGCCTTTTATCTCAAGACCATTGAACCCGCTATAATATGCAATGCTTTCGTGACTCTCGCAATATTCTCGTTTTTTCATTTTTGCTCCCCCGTTTAGTCAATTAGATTTTCTTTGTACAATTTGATTATATTATTGTAGTCGTCTTCTGTTATAGCCCCGTTATACCCTATGAGATGCGACACAACGTTAAAACGGTTTAATCGTGTGCTATAACGTTTTATTTGCTCTGCAAGTTCCTCTTAACTTAATTTCCTGTAAATACTGTTCCCGCTTGCATCTTTAACGATTACTTTTGTTTTCCTCTCTTTCCTTTTTTCTGATTATAGTATACTTTACGTTTGTAAACACCGTATGAACAATTTGTGAACATTTTACTTTCTTTTGATTTCAAAGTTTTCGTCCGCACTTGCAAAATTGTAACTATAGAAATCGTATTCTATACCACTAACTAACTCGTCAAGGTTATTCTTTAAATAGATTTTTGCTAAGTCATAGTTAAGATAGCGTGTTATGCTTTTCGCGCATTTGTTCAGCATGTCAATGACTTCACGCGGAAGTTCCACGTTTCCAAATGGTCTGTATCCGGTTACTATTACGGTTTCATAATCAATCACGTAAACGTCGGAGTTCCAGCCGTACACGCCCGCGGTGTAGAAATTCGGTTCACGCCATTTTAAGGCGTCTTGCATGTCGCAGTAGCCAACTTTGATGACGTTGCGATATGCGCTAATGATTGCTTTTTTCGTTATCTTCGTTTTCATTTTGCATTTTCCTTTCCGGCGTGTCATCATCAGTGTAACGCCGCCAACCGTTACAGACGGGCTTTGTGCCCGTTTCGACTGTTTAGAAAGTTTCCGTTTCGATTATTACAGCTTTCATCATGTAAACTTCTTCGTAGGCTTTCACAAACAGTTTAGCATCTGTTATCTTGTAAAATCTTGCTTTGATAACCATTATTGTATCTTGTAATTCTTCGCTGTAGGTCTTTGCCCATACTTCATAAATTGTTCTTTTCATTTGTTTTTTTACTTCCTTTCCTTTTTTCTGTCTATATTATAGCATACCCCCGCACGAAATGTGTTAACAAACTGTGAACAAATTGTAAACGATTTATTAACAAATTATGAATTAAATATGAACAAGAATACTTTCATGCTTTAATGTATTAAAGCTGTCTCTTATACACATCTCCGAGCCCACGAGACTGCAGCTAATCT